CTCGCCGTGTGGCTGGGCGGGGGTACTCCCCCTACCCTTTACCACTTACCATCTAAAGCAATATGCTTTTTCTGTTTCGGTTGCTGTTGTTTTTGTTCTTTTGCCTTTAAAGTAAAGTCTGTTTTGTTCCCCTTTAGCTGGTTGCATATATAGTGCGCTGGCTGTAGGTTCGTCCAGTCCTGCGCCGCTGCCGCTGCGCTACTGTAGCCGTACTGCTGCCACTTGCTAACGGGTCTTACTTCGTCTATTACAAAACTTAAAGGGTGCTTGCTGTCGCTGGGTTCGTCATAGTGAATAGCGCCCAGTCTGCCGCCGCATATACCGCAAGGGGCTTGCATAGCCTTAAAGCGCTGGCGGTGCTTCCTGCGTAGCGTCCCGTTTTTATATCTGGGGTTAGTTGCCATAGCCCGCCGTCCTTTCTGCAGCCCCCTACGTCTGCTTATATACCCCTACGGCTATATGCCTGCGGGTATGTGTATACTGCCGTTAAAAGAAGGCTATACGCTGTTCTAGCCGTGTCTGCGGTGCTTCCCGCATCTGTTCTACGCCTTCTAGTCTGTCTATCCTGTCTACGTTGTACCATGTGGGGGCGGTGTCGTTTTCGTCCTGCGCCACTACTAGGAAGTTGTAAGCAATCCATACTATTCTATCCCGCAAGGGCTTGTTATTACTGCCCTTAAGGTAAATAGCCTTTACCCGTAGCGGCTTGTTTACGTTTATGCGCTGCTGCATAGCTTAGCCTTCTACCAGCGGGGCTTCTTTTTCCAGATAATGCCCCATGCGTTCCGCTTCTGGGCAGCCAGTATACGGCATAGCGTGTACTGCTATAGGGCGTTCGCTTCTGTGCGTCTGCTCCCCTGTAAGCGGGTCTGTTCTAGTCATAGCGCCCCTTGTGTTATAGTTGGCGTGTATATCCCGCTGCCAGCTGGTTAAGGTGTCTTCCGTGTCCTTTACTGCTGCCTTGTAGTCCTTAAGCAGTTCTGCCAGCTTCTTAAGGTGTACTGCTGCCGCTGCCTTAAAGTCTTCTGCCAGCGTCTTTTCATACTCTAGCAGGCTGTCTACTACGCTGTCGCTTTCTGCTTCGCTTATGTATTCCTGCTGCTTAATCTGTTCATAGCGTCCGTTATACATATCTAAAGCAGTCTGCGCCTTGCGCTTCCTGTTCTTCGCTTCTTCGTAGCTGTCTACGTTCATTTCTTCCGTTGCCTGCTTCATAGCCAGCGCCGCCGCTTCTATCTGGCTGCGGGCTTCCGTCTGCTTCTGTCGGATAGTTTCCAGCTGTGCCGCCTTGCTGTCCTGCATTTCCTTCATGCGGTTTTTTACTTCGTCTAGTACTGTCTGCTTAGCCATTTAATAGCCCTGCCTTTCTTATAGTCTGTTTATAACTGTATACAGTACCCCATATACACATATCATTATACAGTAAAAACATTTTACAGTCAAGTATTACGGCTATGCTGTCCCGCTCCCAGCCTATAAAGAAAAGGCTAGCAGCCGTAGCCGTTAGCCCTTCCTGTGCGTCTGTATGCTGTTATGTGTCTATGCTTCGCTGTAGTAGTTGAATAGCGGGAAGTAGTTAAAGCTGCAGCTTTCCCATGCTTTGCCGTTTCGGTTCTTAAGCACTACTAGCCTTATCTGTCTGGGGTCTTTCCGCTTTTCTTCCCGTTCGTTGTATTCCTTGCTGCCTGCGCTGGCAAATTCCAGCCCCATAAGTACATCTGCGCTGTATTCAAGTGCGCCGCTTTCCTTGTAGTCTGTCATACTTACTTTGCCTTGATTTACGCCGCCGCCTGCCTTGTAGCTGTCCCTGTTAAAGCTGCTTATGCCTAGTACTGTTATTTTACAGTCACGGCTTAGCCGCTTAAGTTCTAGTACTGCCTTGTCCGTATTCTGCTTATCTGTGCTGCGCATATCGTAAGGGGCTAGTATCTGTAAGTAGTCTATAAGCACTACTGGCTTATTGCCTGTAATAGAAATATGCTGCTGTACTACTTCCCGCACTTTTTCTACGCCTATATCCCCTATGCCTTCGTGTATGTAAATATGCTGGGCGTATTCCTTGTACTGTCCCATAGCCTTATTTATAAGCGCCTTTTCTGCGGTGCTGTAGTTCTGCCAGCGTGCGCCCGCAGTTATGCCCCTTGTGGTTTTGGCGTTCGCCTTATTGTCTGCAGCCAGATAAGTAAGGCGGCTTATGCTTTTGGCTATTAGTTCGTTGCGTGCCATTTCAAGGGAAAATATAAGAACGTCCTGCCCCTGTCCTGCTAGGTTGTCTGCCAGCTGCAGCGCTAACGTAGTTTTGCCTAGTGAAGAAATAGCGCCCAGTATATACAGCCCTTCGTATAGCCCGCCGTCTAGTATGCTGTCCAGGTTAAAGAAGCCTGTGCTAATTACGGGCGTATTAGCGCTTGCGGTTATGCCGTCTAAGAAGTCCTGCATATGTGCCGCTGCGCTTGTCTGTAAATACTTTTCCTTCGCAGCTTCCGCTATGGCTTCTAGTTCTGCTTCCTGCGCCCGTTCCGCTGCCGCTACTTCTGCTATAAAGCCGTCCCTGTCAATTAAAAGGGCTTCGTTTGCGTCCTTCGCAGCGCCGTATAGATTGTACCGATAAAAGGAAGCCTGCAGGCGTGTAAGTTCGTCTGCCAGCTGTTCTTCTGCCTTCCTGCCTTCTTCGTCTGCGTCTAAGGCAAGTATAAGGGGCTGCACGGGCTTCTGCTTTGCTATAAGGTCTGCCAGCTGCTTATAATTGCTAGTGCTGCCTAGTCCTATAGCCTGCCCGCCTGCTTCTATAATGCTTAGTGCGTCCAGTTCCCCTTCTACGATAAATACGGGCTTGTCCGCAGTATAAAGCGCCTTGCTGTTAAAAAGCAGGCTTGCGCCCTTCTTCCTGTAGCGGTTCTTCTTCGCTGGTTCTTTTGGCGTGTCCATATTGCGGGCTATGTAGCTGCCCTTGCCTGTAGGAATGATAAGCGCCCGCCATGTGCTAAAGCTGTTCTGCCCGTTTTCGTCTATGTCAAAAGTATTATATGCCGCTTCATAGCCCAGCCAGTACTTAGCCGCTACTTCTTCACTTATACCCCGCTGCCGTAAGTAGTCCTGCGCTGCAGGGTCTTTTCTGGCTGCCTGCGCCTTCTTGTAGTAGTCCATGTAGTCTTCTGCCTTCGGCGCTTCCTTCTTCGGCGCTGGCTTCTGTTCTGCTGGCTGCTGGCTGTCAATCGTAAGCCCGTACAGTTCGTAAGCCTTGTTAAATACGTCTATGTCTTCGCTTAGCCCGTAGTCTATCCGTATAAGGTCGAATATGTCATAGCTAGCCCCGCAGCTAAAGCACTTACAGCGCTGCCGCTTGCTGTCATAACTCATACTAGGGTGTCTGTCTGGGTGTTCTGGGTTAAGGCAGTTAAAGGGCTTGCGTGTGTTTATGCCCTTGCTGTTCAAGTAGTCCCCCAGATAGCCCTTTACTATGTCCCGTGCCTGTTCTCTGTCCATATTGTCTTTACTTTCCTTTCTGCGCTTCCTGCGCTGTGCTGTCCTGTAAGTAGCCTGCCTTTAAGGTAAAAGCCCGTTGCTGCGGATATTTTACCATAGCCCCGCCCGCATAAAGCGGGGGCGGGCAAGCTAATAGTACTAATAGTACTAATAGTACTGAAATTTTTAACCCCCTTGAAACCCGCATAAAATAAGGGTTTTTGAAAAGATTTTGGGAAGTATCTGCCCCCTAGGCGGGAAGTATCTGCCCCCCCAGCGGGAAACATCTGCCCCCATATTGGGAAGTATCTGCCCCCTTTTTTCTGTCTAAAAACTAGATTTTGTACCCCTGTAAAGCATCTGCCCCCATATTTTCTTTTACTGGCTGCTTATCCTTCCAGCGTGAAAAATAAAGGGGCGTTTACTTCCCATACTTGTAAGCAGTATACACATATACACATAAGCATATAAGTATATGCGTAGCTGTATGTCTTTATACTTTCTTCTTCCTGCCCCGCTTTTCTTTAGCGGCTTTTTTCGCTGCGGCTGCCTTCTTTTCTGCCGCCCGCCTTGCCAGTCTGTCTTCATGGTCTGGGGCTTCCAGTAGTTCAAACTGTACTAGCAGCCCTGTAAAGGTGTCATAGTCTGTTATGCCGTAGGCTTCTGCATCTGTTAGCGGTTCGCCCTTCGCCTTCACATATTCCCAGTTGCTTATAACTTTGCCTGTAAGCCTGTCTAGTGCCGTTTCAAAAGGTTCTTTTATGCGCCTGTCCCAGTGGCGGCTATCGTCTGGTATTTCCTGCTGCAGCATTTCCATAGTAGGCAGTCCCGTAACGGCTAGCAGCGTACTTACTCTAAGGCGGTTAGCTGTTCCCCGTATCTGGTTGTTGTCTATGCTGTAGTGTTCTGCCATTTTAAGCCCCAGCTTGTAAGCTGTTTCGTTCCGTGCGTCTATGGCTAGTAAGCCCTGCGGGTACTGGGTTAAAGGCAGCTGCTTAAGGTATTCTGCCATATTGCGCCCAAATTCCATTATTATATAGCCCTTGCGGATTGCTACCCGCTCAAGTAGCAATATGCTGTCAAAGTCTGCACCCTTGCCCCGTACTTTTTCCTGCCATGTCCAGCGCATAGCCTGCAGTAGTTCTAAGTCCTGCCGTATACGCTTCTTAGCAGTCTTAAGGGCTTCTGCTGCCCGCTTCTTTTCTTTAGCGGCTGCTTCTGGGCTGTCCGTTTCCCGTTCGTCTATCTCATACCCCAGAAGGCGGGCGTATTCGTTAAGGGGTATTGTTACTTTAGGATTTACAGCCCCGCCGCCGTAGTTGTTTATCTGGGTAAATTCCGCTATGCCGCTGCTTAGCAGCTTGTGAGTATTTACGCTTAGCTTGCCCTTAATCTTGCTAAAGTCCTGTATAACTATTTTGTAGTCCCCTGCTTCTGTTTCCAGTATGCCCTTGTCTGCTATGGTGTTTGCCGTTATGTCCCTGCTGCTTAAGGTTGCTAGTGCGTCTGTAGCTTTGCCGTGATACATCGGCATATTAGCCTTAAATATAGCGCTGTCTGCGGTGATTATTTCCGCTTTTTCTGGGGCTGCTGCGGGGTCTACTGTGTAGGGGCTTTTCTTTACTATGCCGTCTACTATTTCCTGCAGCTGTGCGGCTTCTGGCTTATCCTTAAGGGCTGCTGTGTGCCTTGCCAGTACTTCCCGCAGTATGTAGCTAGTAGTCCCTGCTGCGTCTAAAAGTATACTGCTGTCTGCAGGCTTAAATACTGCTGCCTTCTGCTGTATAAATTCCGCTTCATAGTCCCAGCCCAGCGGGTACAGATACAGCCCGCCGCTTGCTAGGTCTACTATGAAGTGCTTGCCCTTCTGCTTGTCTTTTTCTGGGGTGTACTTCCATATGCGGACGTAAATATATACTATTGCGTCCTGCGCCTGCTGTTCTGCGTCCTTAAGGATAGCTGCAGGCGTTTCCAGCTTGCTAAAGCGTGCTGCTTCCAGCTGTGCCAGTAGGGAAGTTAGCGCAGCTTCACGCTTAGCCGCTCCCTGCTGGTAGTCCTGCTTAGCCGCCTTTGCTTCTTCGCTGCCTACTTCGTACTGCTTAAAAATCTGCCCTAGCTTCTGCTGCGCCGCTAGTTCTTCCCTGTCTATGGCTTCCAGCTGTAGCCGTTCTGTGGGGGTGTATGTAAATATCATGCGTTCCCGCCTTTCTTTTACTGGCAAGGGCAAGTATAAGCCTGCCCCTCCGAAGTTCGTCTTATTATGCTGCCGTTTCTTCTTTTTCCTCTGTTACTTCTTTGTTTGGCGCTTCCTGCAGTCCCGCTGCGCCTTCCTGTATCCTATCATAAAGCCCGCTTCTAGCGCTGTCCCTATCGCTTCGTAAAGGGTTGTCGCTGCGCCCCCCCCGATTTTTTCCGCAGCTTCCTTTACTTCGTAAAAGTCGCTGCCATAAAAAGCGCCTTCGTTATGGCCTGCGCCGTAAAAGCGCTTCTGGTAGTCCTGTACTGCCTTCGGTATTCTGTTTTTCATAGCTTCGTGTCCTTTCTTTCCTTCTGGAAAATTGCGGGCGTTTCTGCTATGATAGCCATAGCATAAGCCCTTTATAGTGTTCTTATCGTTAGCCCGTTAAGTCCTGTACTGCGGTTTGTGCTGTCCTGTGGGGCTGCTTCCCGTTGCTGCGGTGCAGTCCCTTTTTATATGCCTTAGTAGTCTACGCCGTTAAGCGCTAGCCAGCGCTGCGGGGTGTCCGTTCCCGCTTCGGTAAGTACTACTAGCTGCTGCGTTATTAGTTCTATGTCTTCGTCTGTTAGTGACGTTTCGCCGCCTTCGCCGTCATGGTTGCATATTACCAGATTACCCACTAAAAGCGGCTGCTGCTGGGTGTCTAGGGCTGTTACCTTCGCCCCGCCCTTAAATAGTCCTTCATCGTCTACGATTATGTCATAGTAGCGCCCGCCTATTTTGCGGCTTACTATGTCTATTAAATCGCACTTAACAAGCCTGTACCATTCCTGCAGCCCGCCCGCTGTTTCCACTACTTGCGGCTGTAGGGTGTCCGTATCAATCAATAATACTTTCATGTGCTGCCCTGTCCTTCCTTATAGGTGTATGCAGTTATAAGCCTGCGCATATACTGTTTTACGTCCGCTAACTGCTATTTGTTCCCGTTGCCGCTGTAGCCGTTCTTTACAATGTCCTGTAGCTGTTCTTCTGTTATGCGGTATTCCTTGCCTACCTTGTTAGCCTGCAGCTTGCCCTTGCGGATATTGTTGTAAAGGGTCTGCTTAGTTACTCTTAAAACGTCCGCTACTTCCTGCAGCGTGTAAAGTTTGCCCTGTTCTGCTGTCATGCCCTGCCCTTCCTTTCCAGATATTCTTCAAAGATAGTATTTACTAGTTCGTTCATGCTAAGCCCCTGCGCTTCCGCTTCCTGCTTTATGGCTTCCTTAAGCGCTGGGCGTACTAGCAGCTGCATACGTTCGCTTTTGTATTCCTTTGCCAGTCTGTAGCCTTTAGGAATAGAAAAGCCTTCCTGCGCCGTCTGGGGCGCTTCCTGCGGTTCGTCTGCAGCACTTATAAATAGTTCTGCCGTGTTCTTCTTGAAGTTCTTAGCCATGTTTACTTCTTCCTTTCCGTAAATTCTTCTATGAAGGCTGCGTAGTCCTTTGCTGCGTTGCTTCTGGGCGCATAGCTGTATATGTCCTGCTGCTGTGCCTGCGCTTCCTTTATGCTTACACATTCCCGTATAGGGGTGCTGTATAGCCGTGTCTTAAGCTGCTGGGCGGCTTCTTCTAGGTTGCTTTGCATATCCCTAGAAATAATAGCCCGCCCGTTGTATCTGGTTATCAGTATGCCCCGTATATATAAATCATGGTTGCAATACTTCTTAACGGCTTCTATAGCCTTGCTAAGCTGCCCTATACCCTGCAGGCTATATACTTCTGCCTGTACTGGTATTACTACGCTGTCCGCAGCTGTAAGGGCGTTTACTGTAAGCGTTCCCAGCTGTGCGGGCGTGTCTACTATGCAGTAGTCATACTGCAGCCCGTCCAGCGCTTCCTTTAGCCTGTATTCCTTGCCTGTGCCGTCTATGGCTGCGTCTGCCCCTGCTAGGGCTTCTGCGCCTGCTATTACGTCCCCCTGTGGCGTGTGCTGTATGGCTTCCTGCGCTGTAGCTTCCCCTGTTAGTACGTCCATGCTGCTAAGCCCTGCCGCATCTGCCCCCAGCCCGTAAGTTAAGTTTGTCTGGCTGTCTAGGTCAATGTAAAGCACGCTGCAGCCTTTTCTTAAAAGCCCTGCGCCTAGCGCCTGCGCCGTTGCGGTTTTTCCTACGCCGCCCTTGCGGTTTACTATGGCTATTACTTCCATAAGCCCGCCCCCTTCCTTCTGTTTTTCTTCATGTGCTGCCCTGCCTTTCTTTTAATTTTTCCTGTAGCCGTAAGGCGTAGCTTTTCTAATCTGGGGTTTTAGGGGTCTGCCCCTAACTAGCCGCTTACTGGTTTATGTCCATGTAAGCACTGCTTGCGAATTACTGAAATGTATATACGCAAGCCCAGCTTGCCAGTTAGTAAAGCGCCTTTAGCCGTCCTTCCCTTTTCCAGTTTTGAAAATTGCGCCTGCTATGGTGTCTTCGCTGCGGTTCTTCGCCCGTTCTAGGTTGTGGGCGTAAATTTGCGTTGTGCTTATGTTCCTGTGCCTTGCAAATTGCTGTACTTCGTCTAGGGGTAAGCCGCCTATAAGGGATAGCGTAACGGCTGTATGCCGTAAGCTGTGGGCTGTTAGCCTGTCGCTGTTGTAGCCTGCTGCTATAAGCCTGTCCTTTACTATGCGGCTTATACTCTTAGGGCTTAGCCGCTGCCCCTTGCTGTTATTGCTTAAGCTGGAAAATAGCGGCTGCTTTCCTTTTGCCTTCCTGCGGGTCTTCAAGTATTCCCTTATGGGCTTTTCTACTGCAGGCACTACTTTTATAAATTCCGTGCGTTCGTCCCTGCCCTTGCCCTGTAAGTAAAGTACTGTACTGCCGCCTAGCTGCTGTAGGTCTTCTATGTTAGCCCGTGCCGCTTCTACGTCCCGTAGCCCGCCTGTTACCATAAGCGCTATTATGCAGTAGTCCCGCTTCCCTTTAGCGGTCTGGGTGTCTATGCTGTCCAGAAGGTCCTTTACTTGCGCAGCGTTCAAGTAGTCTTTTTTGTGGCTGCTGTCCAGCTTAGCCCCTTTTATGTGTTCCGCTATGTTGGGATATATACCCGCCTGCGCCGTCCATTGGAAGAAAAGCCGCAGCGCCGTTATATAGCCCTGTACTGTGGAAGGCTTGCAGCGTTCCCGTAGTTCGTCCCTGTAGGTTATTACGTCCTGCCTTGTGGGGCGCTGTATGCCGTTTTGCTGCGTCCATTTTACAAACTGCCTTATATTCCCTGTATAGGTCTGTACTGTGCGGGGCGTAGCGTCTAGGAAGGCTATATAGTCCCTGTAGGCATCTGCCAGCCCCTTTTCTGCAGGCAAGGCGCTAACTGTGGCTAGTTCCTGCTTCATTCCTTCGCCCCCTTCCCGCCTGTAAATAGGTGTATACAGCTATACGCCTGCTAGCCTACTTAGCACTATATCATAACATTTCATAAATTGCAATAACTTTTGATAAATAGCAAGGCATAAAAAAAGAAGCCTGCAGCGCTAAGCATACAAGCCCCTTCTTTACGGGCGGCTGGGGTGCTGCCCTTACCCTTCTGGGGTGCGTAAACATCAAACGAGACCCTTTGTTATAGTTTACGCCTGCATTATAGCATACTAATAACAGTATATCAATATACGCATACGCTTTAAGCCCGTATAAGCCGTTTTAAGCCGCTTTGCTGTGCCTGTGGGTATTTGTATACCCTTGCCCCGTTTCGTGCGTTCTGGGGGCGTTCTGTGGCGTGTTTTTCCTGTAGGCAGTCGCATACTTCGCCTACGTCCAGACTAGCGCCGCAGTACGGGCATATTTTATAGTCGCTTCTAGTTTTCGCTGTCATCTGTTACCCCGTTGCGCATATTCCATGCGTTTATAGCGTCCCTGCAGGCTGCATTATCCCAGCCCGCCGCCGCTGGTTCTTCTTCGCTTGTGTATACTTTCCCCTGTGCGCCGCATATATCGCACTTAACGAAAGTAAAATAGCTTCGTGTCTTGTAGCTGTAGTTAGCATTAAGGCACGCTGTACCCCCACAATGGGGGCAAGTCTTAATTTTCATAGCGTCCCGTCCTTTGCTGCTTTCTGTGCTGTCCTGTATTCCCGCATATAGTTCTTGCTGTAGTCTGGGTTTTCTGCTTCCCACTTCATGCGCCGCAGCTGCCGCCCTGCTTCCTTACAAGTGAAGCTGCAGTACTTCTTGTTAGGTCTGCTTGTTTCAAATTCTGCCCCGCATATAGGGCAAGTTACTACTTTAGCCATGCTTCCCGCCTTCCTTTAGCCGTACACTTCACAATATATTTTCCCGTTCCATTTAAGGGGTATATTTTCTTCTATTCCCTGTACCATGTAGCCGAACGTCTGGAAGGTGCGCCCCAAAAATACTACTTTCTGGTTTTCCCATTCGTGCGTATCGCCTTTAGGTATGGCTATTTCATATACTGCGTGCTTCCCGTAAAGGCTTAAGCTGTTTACTATGTCTTCTGTCTTAAGGGGTGCTACTAGGCAGCCTTCTACGGGCGTGTCCGCATATTCGTATATAGGTGCGTTAAAAGGGTCTCTGCCTGTTTCGTACTTTTCCTTAAGAATGATTGTTATAGTATGCAGCATAGTTAAAATAAGTTCTTCCAGCCGTCCGCATCTTTGAAGGGGTCAAAAGCTGTTTTTTGTCCGAACCATTCCGCAAACTGTTCCGCTGTGCTGCGTCCGTCTGGGGCTTGTTTGCCGTTAATATAAGGGTTGCCGCCGTCTGGTACTTGCGGATAGCCCCCAGCTTCTACCCTATAGGCTTCTGCTACTTCTGCCAGCGCTGCCCCTGCTGGGTCTGCTGGCGGAGCTTCGTAGTGCCGCCCCAGTATTTCCGCTGTGCGTCTGTCCTTGTCTTCCTGCTGTGCGCCGAACCAGTCCGCAAACTGTTCCCTCGCCGTCTTAGGGCGCTGGGCTTCGTGTTCTCTTTTATAGGCTAGTACAGCTTTAGCCCTTGCTACTACTTCTTCCGCTGTTTCGCCTGTAAGAAGGGAAGCTGGCACGCCTGTCCGCTGTTCTATCTGCTGTTTAAGTTCTTCTATGGTCATTTCTTCGCCCGCCTTTCTTCGTGCTTCTTCTGTTTTATGAAGTCGCTGCAGCTTTGGCACATATTCCCGTTAGTTGTGGGCTTGCCGCATATCTTACAAAAGCGCTGCCGCTGCTGTGGCTTCTTCGCCTTCTGCCGTTCGTGGGGTTTTGCCTTGTATGGTAGCCAGATAGCCATAGCCTACCCTATGCGCATACGGCGGGAAGGGTCACGCTTAGCAGTTCTGCAGCCCCATAAAGCTAAGCTGCAGGCTTCTATAGGTGCGCTTGTCTGTCCACCAAACCCCCAGCCCCCACTAATAGGGCGCTTAGTAGCCGTTATAGCGCTGTCCCGTAGTTCGTCCTGCCTGCTGTACCATGTTATAGCGTGTTCGTGAAGGTCATTTACTAGCATATTAGCCGCCGTTATGACGTTCTGGGCTGTAGGCTTTACTATGCTGTCCTTAAAAGCCCATACGCCGCCCCCTGCGGGGCGTAGCTTCTCTATAAGCACATCTGCGCCGTTCTTCCCGTCTATTACTACTACGCTAGCCTGCCTGTAGCGTTCGTTTAGCCAGTCTGCCAGCCATGTAAGCCCCGCCCCTGTAGGTTCTACTGCTAGCAGGGTTATACGGGCTTCTTTGCCGCCTTTAGGAAGGATAGCCCCAGCCAGTACTACTTCTGCCCCGTCTGGGGTAAACTTCACGCCGTAAGCTGTCTTACCTTCTGGGCGTTCTTCATCACTTGCGCAGCTGTCCCATAGCTTAGCGTCTATAGCCAGCTGTACTTCTGCGGCTGCAGGCTTAGCCCACCAGCCCAGCCTTTCCCGTGCGAAGCCGTCCCCGCTAAGCGTCTTAAATTCTTCTGCCGTAAATTCTTCTGTAAGCCTGTACCCTAAAGCGGGGTTAGCTTCATACCATAGCCGCTTGTCTTCTATGTCTATTTCGTCCAGCTTTTCCGCAGCTATGCCCCATTCGTGCCAGCTGCTTTTCTGTTCTTCGCCCCGTCCTGCAGCCACTATACAAGCCTGCCTAAAGCGTCTGAACACTTCCCCAGTACAGCCTATATATGGCGGTGTGCCTATATAAATAAGCTGCCTTGTACCCGTAGCGCTGGCACTAAGTACAGCCATAATAGCTTCTGCCTGTTCGTCTGTAAGTTCCTGCGCTTCGTCATACACTACTAGGCTTATGCCGTCATATCCTCTAGCGGCTTGCCTGCTGCGGGCTGTAAATTCGATTATGCCGCCGTTTTCTAGTTCTATGCTTTCTTCGCCTATGCCGTAGCGTATCTTCTTAACGGCTTTAATAATTTCTGGGTGTTTCTTATCCGTAAACATATTAGCCAGCCGTCTAAAAGCCTTCTTAGCCGTCCGTACTTGGTGCGCAGTATGTAAAATGCGTTCCCCGTTCACTACTAGCCCGTAAAATTCCCTAGCTTCTACTATGCAGTTTTTCCCGTTCTGTCTAGGCACGCTTAAGCCTGCGCTAGTCACGTTATAGCCGCCTGTTTCGTCCTGTCCTAGCCAGCAGTTAAGTACTAGCTGCTGCCATTCGTCCAGCTGTACGCCGTAAGCCTGCATAAGCATAGCTGCGCCCTTGCCGTCCGTGTCCGTTCTGGCTGGTTCTATCTTAATGCGGGGTGTCTGGTTTCCTTTCATGCCTTCGCCTTCTTCATCTGCTTTACTTGGTCTAGCACGCTTAAGCTGTCCCCTGCGGCTTCTTCCTGCAGTTCTTTAGGCAAGTAAGAAGAAAACTTTTCAAGCCCTACCATGTAAGCCCGCCATAAGTTTATATACGCCTTAAAAATAGGGTTTTCCCGTGTGCCAGTCTGCCCGCCGCCGTTGTCATACTCACAAACTACGCTAGCTTCCTGCATTTCTTCCCGTGCTTCGTCCAGCTTTACCCGCTGCCATGCCATATTATCTATTACGGGCGCTAGTACGTCCCGCTGCTGTTTTGGTACGTCTGCCCTGTCTAGCAGGGCTTCTAGGCGCTTATGTTCCCGTGTTACCTTGCGTTTATCCATAAATAGCCCTGTATCCTTCCTAAAGTGTCTAGCCTACCCCTTAGCCGTAAGCCTTCCGCTAAAAATCGGCGCT